CCGCCAACTCCAAGTACTGGAAGCCGGAGACCTGTGTACTTAACCGAGGTGAAGTAGTTCGAGCTCTCGGGAACAAGGTCGCCTTAGCTGCAGACCTGTCTGGTCAAGCCACGATCGCCGAAGGAGCAGAGACTGAAGCTCCGAATGTAGAGACCCAGCAAGCCGAGCCCGTTGCTGAGCCTGGCCTGTACAAGGTTCAGACTAGCGAAGGCAAGGAGTTGGTGGGCGTCGTCATCCCCAACCTCTTCGATGTCGATGGAGAGCAGCTTCCCATCTCGCTGTTCACCAACGGCTCGCAGTCTGCTGTGCAAGCGGACATTGAGGGGATCTCGGCTGGTGAAACTTGGGAGTTGCCGAGTGGACCTCCTTCAGGGACCGGTGCGTTTTACGACATTACCGATGGTGGGGTACTTGCGACCATCCCCATCACGCTCGGCGGCTCCTCTTCTACCCCGGAAGAACCGGAGCTCAAGACCTCGCAAGGTGAGACCTTCGACGGGCGACCCGTTGAGGTAAGCGTACAACCCAACATCCAAGCTGTGGTTGGGACCGAGGATGGCAAGATGCTCGTGCCCGCCCACTGGAAGTGGCTGCCTCTCGGGGACTCGGCGGAGGTCTCACTAGCTGGTGGAGAGGACGAGGAGAATAAGCAGGCGGCAGCCATGCGCTCCTTCGCCTCAGTCACTGTTAGATCTGGAGACTACGACGTCTACAGCATCGATGGTCCAGCGGTGGAGAAGCTGGCTCATGATGAGCGTGAGTTCATCAACCTCGATGGTGCGATGTTCCTCTTGGCCGGCCTTGGGGTCGAACAGGGCTACGGCGCCCAGAAGCTGGCCGAGGCTCATTTGGGCGCGGCGCCAGTACAGGTGCGGATCGGGCGGTACATTCAGCCGGTTGAGGTTCAGCTCGAGAAGGCTAAGGAGGCAGCAGCCGAACGGTTGGCGGACTTCCCCGTTCTCCGGAAGGTTCTCCTCAAGGAAGCAGCGGTCATCCCAGATCCCACCGCTGTCGACACTGTCCTCAGCCTGGGCTTCATCAACCCCGAGAACATCATGACCTTCGTGGGTTACCTCCCGGTGGTTGAGGATTCTCAAACCAAGCTCTGTGAACTGCTGCTGGCGTCTCGACTTGGAATGAACGACGTACCAAGTTCAGCGCTAGAAAAGGCTGTTCGGTCTACGGAAGAGGTCCTCGAGGGCCTCAAGATCCTAGCCTTCCAGCAGTGATCTGGGGATAAGCAAAGCGGATGTGGAGTCCGCTTTGACCTGCGCTCATGCTGGGCGCAGTGCCCTCCTGGTTTCATCGAAGTGTAGGTCCCAGGCTAGCCTATCTAGTCGTTTTGCCCTCTCCTCTCGCTCCTCTCGCTCGGATAGCAGCTCTCCTGGCCTCTCCTTTTGAGGCTCCAGCCATTTGGGTCGCCGATACTTTTTCGAGCAGTAGTCCATCACTACCTCCAGGCAGTAGTTGGTTTCCTCTTACTACTCTTATGCCTGAAATTTCATCTCCTTGACGTAGTCGATAAAGTGCGACACCTTCTCGGTGGATGGTTCCACGACGAAGTCCCTGCGAGTACTACCTCAAGTACCTGTTGGTTCATCCAGACAACTACAGTCTGGAACAGGTACGAGAGATCGTAAAAAGCCAGCAGCTGGACTTCATTGGTGAGCCCTACGCCAAGAAGTTACTGGCCGCGATTGGGGCTCGACCCATTCCATACTATCCGTCGGACGTTGGACACCGTCGGTCACAGAGGTTCTTGATCCGTCTCGGTATTCGATCGATGTTCGTTCCGGACAGCGATGTGAAGCTGAGCGATAACTTCTTGAGTCAGCCTCAAGCGAAGGAGCTCATCGAGACCTGCACCATCTCTGGCATGTCGTCTGATTGGATTGCTGGCCTACTCAGAAGGGATGGATTCCAGTCCACATCTCGTGCAGTCGACATGTATTGCCACTTCTACTGGAACATGAAGCTGTTGGATTCGTCTGAGCTCAAAACTGTCCTCTTCACTCGTTCAGTAGATGGTGACGCGAGCAAGGACAACGACGTAAGAGCACTGAGTGCTATGGCTGTGAAGTCTTCGTACAGTGACCCACGTTGCATCGCAGCCGACACGAACGTACCCATCGTCAATACGATGATGACCTTGATCCGCAAGGGTCTCATGCCGAGCAACATGGAGATCCGTCGTCTGGCCAACGCTACTAGAACTGCAGCCATCGCTCAGACGCTGGGGCAAACGAACGTAGGTGGGAAGGGCGCAGAGAGAGCTAGAGACTTCGCTACCGTCGCCAACCTAATGCATCAGATCGTCAGTGACGTTGGTGATGTCGAAGAAGAGATGCGGGAAGATCTTGCGAGCATCAAGTTGGATACTGATGCTAGTGAAGTACCGCACATCAAACAACTTAGTGATGGCAATCACACTGTTAGTGTAGAGCCATTGGGAGAGACCGATGTCGAACGAGAAACAAGTGGTCATTCGGGGGAATGAAACAGATAAGGCGGAGTTCATCCATGCTGCTACCTCCGAGACCAAGGATGTACATGCGGTAGGGATGAACGTGGACGATGCGGTGATCAAGTTCAAGCTGGTGAAGGACTTCACTACCTTCGAGGCTGAGTATGCCATCACTCAAAAGGGGATCGAGGTCCACTTCTACCTACCGTCGGAGGTTCGGCCTGATACCGAGAAGGGTGAGAAGCTCGCGGATGGACCGGTCCAACACTGGTGGGAGGGTTCAGATGGAGCATTCCCGCTGATGCTCACCAAGGTTTCGATGGAGCACTTTCAGGCCGAGTTTCCCAGGCTGATGGCGAAGTACACCGACGAGCTCTACTCGTGGTGGTTCAGAGCCAATGGGTTCTCGAACGTCATCGACCCAGACGCTCTTGTTCTAAAGTTCTTCGATAAGCTAGATAACGCTCTCGACGCTCATCAGGAGGCGGCGCCGGTCTCGCTAGGAAGTCCACCCGCCCATGGCGAAACTTCACTTCCGTAATCCTCCAACCGCACTCTTTGGCGTACGCTCTCAAGTAGCTCTTCAGAGCTCGCTCTTGTGATTCCGTGTGCTTGTCTACTAGGAAGAAGCTGACTACTTGAGTACCATCGTGCTCTTCCTCCAACGTAGCGTCTTTATGAAACTGCTCAGCACCAGCCCGACGAATGGAATCATGAAGACCTTGAATCCATGCTTTAGGGTTGTTCGTCTTCGTAGGTGGAAACATGGGTGAAGCTGCTGAGGAACTCTATCAGGAAGAGGATGAGTTCGACGACACTTTTCCTGAGAATGAGATCTGGTCACCAGAGGCTGAGCTACGTGAGGACCCGATACTTTTGAGAGAGGCGCGGAGGAAACTCAAAGAAATCCCCAAAGTTCACCCCTCTCAGTTCACCCACTACGCCTTCCGAATGCCATCGGAGACGCACATTGGGTTTGAGAAGTTCTCGTTCAGAGGCCGTCGGCATCTGCTTCGCATCTACGACACCCCTGCCAGGCGCATGCTTCTGAAGTGTGCAAGGCAGGTGGAGAAGTCGACGTTGCTTGGCAACATCTCGCTCACCTATATGTGCATGGTGCCGGCGTACAAGGCTCTGTACGTCTCACCGTCTGCCACTCAGACGAAGACATTCAGCAACGACCGTATCAAGGAACCACTTGAGACCAGTCCGGTTCTGAAGAGGTTCACGACTCGCATGCTCTCGAGCAACATCTTCGAGAAGCAGTTCGTTAACCGGTCGAAGATCACCATGCGGTACGCGTTCCTGAATGCAGACCGAGCTCGAGGCATCCCCGCCTGGCTCCTGGACATCGATGAGTTCCAGGACATCCTCAGTGACAACATCCCAGTGCTGGAGCAGTGCACCGCACACGCTCCAACTAGGTACAAGCGTCACATCTACTCTGGCACGCCCAAGAGCCTGGACAACAACATCGAGTACTACTGGGAACGGCTCTCGACTCAATGCGAGTGGGTAGTTCCTTGTAGCGGATGCAACCACTGGAACATCCTGGGTGAGAAGAACATCGGTAAGCGTGGTCTGGTCTGCGAGAAGTGCCACACCCTCATCAACCCGATGGATCCCAGAGCGCAGTGGGCGAAGATGGTTGAGGACGCGCCGTTCGAGGGATACCGAATTCCTCAACTCATGGTTCCTTGGAAGCCGTGGGATGAAATCCTCCTCGACTACCAACGCTACCCACGCGACAAGTTCTACAACGAGGTGCTCGGTCTCTCATACGACTCTGGCATGCGTCCGTTGACAACCGGTCAGGTCAAGGACTGTTGCAACGAGAACATTCTCATGACGGACTTAGACCAGTACCGTCAGATGTCCCCTAGCTATCCAATCTATGCCGGGTTGGATTGGGGAACCGGTGAGCACTCTTACACGGTGCTGGTGTTGGCGACTTACATGAATCAGAAATTCAGAGTCTTCTACGTGCATCGATTTGTGGGGCCCGATGTCGACCCTGAGATTCAGATCGAGAAGATCATCGAGATGCTGGTCTACTTCCGTCCGGCTGTGATTGGGATGGACTATGGCGGAGGCTTCTTCCCAAACAACAAGCTCATCAAGAGGTTCGGTCCACAACGTGCGTTCCGGTATCAGTACGCTGCCCGACCGAACCGAAAGGTGTCGTGGCAGGGCAATCTCAACCGATTCATCGTTCACCGAACCGAGGTGATGAGCGACATCTTCAACGCCATCAAGGCGAACAAGTGTGAGCTCCCACGTTGGGAAGAGTTCCGGGACCCGTATGGTCAGGACATGCTGAACATCTTCAGTGAGTACAACGAGCAACTGAGGATGATCATGTACAAGCACGCTCCGGACAAGCCGGACGATACCTTCCAAGCCATCCTCTATGCCTGGTTGGCCTCCATGTTGAAGGTCCCTCGTCCAGACATCATTACCCCACGTAAGGAGAATGAGCAGGGTAATCCGGTTAGTGAGTACATAGGTGGAGCTGGCTATCAGGGATAGTCTCTGAAATCGGGGGCAGGATTTGCAAGGACGTCTTCCAGAGAAGGACGATCCAGCATCAATCATGCTGATCGTGCTGTATGTAGATAGGTAGTGTAGGAAGGAAGAAAAATAAGAGGAGGGAGAAAATAATTCTGAGAGAGTCTCTTAACCCCCTCAACAGACCTCCCAGGAATTCTTTTTAGCTCTGAACCAAAGCCAGGTCAGCGATCTGTTCATGGATGGTGGGTAGACTGACCAACTCTTCTACTTCCCGATCTCTTCCCAGCACCTTGAGGTAGAGGATGACTGCGTTCCTCAAATTCTGACGGTTCATCTCCAGCACTCCGATAGCCAGCCTAAGTTCGATGTCCTTCATCTTCTCAGCTCGGCCCGCTCCTTCAGACAGCTTGGCTCCTACTGTCATCAGTCTTCTCCAGGAGTTGGGATCTGCGGTGCAAGCCTCAAGGCTCATGAGGTATTCCTCAGACATGAAGCCGAAGACGCTCGCCCAGTACATGATCTCCTCAATCGAGTCTGGCTCCCTCTCTTCATCCTTCGTCTTCGGCCTGAGTACATACCCGGCTCGTTCATAGAGCTCGAGTATGTCCGCCTCATCAGTTCCGGGAGGAGTCTGGAGGATCCCGAAGGCTGAAGTCAGGGCCTCGAGCTGACGTTCCAGCATGCCTACACGTAGCACGGCCTGCTTGGCCATCATTGCTACCTCTGCCAAGTCCAGATCTCTGGAACGAAGCTCGGACAGGGCGTAGACCTCTTCTTCTCTCAGTAGTCCATCACTGTTTCGTCGAAGGACTCCCTCTCGAACGAACTTCTGAACTTGTCTCACACTTACGCCCAGAACTTCCTTCGCTTCTTCGTACGACATCCACATGTTTTGGCATCATAGCTAAGAGGAGTGTGTGGTCGAGGGGAAACCACACACTCCTGGACGAATCAGTCGAAACTGTCGCCGCTAAGTCAGTAGCCAGGGATGTAGAGGATTTGCTCACCATCCTGAATGACCTTTGCGTAGTCGTCACCGGGGTCGGAGAACACGCTCTCCTCTAGGATGAGTGGGTGACCATCTCTCTCGATCTGTTCAAGGGTGCGTGTGCCCGGATTCCTGATGGTGGCTAGCTTCTTGAACTCGTCGAGATCGATCTCTCTGGTTGTCGGCATGTTGGCCTCCGTTGAAAAGACATGCTTCCTCATTACTCTTATGCCCGGCCGTGGACCCAGTTTCTTCCCTTGGCCTCGGCCGTGAGGTAGGCTCTAGGCATGCACGATCTCCCCTCGGTGACTCGTCTGCAGCAAGCTTCGTCCAAAGCCAAGAGTGGAGAAGAGCTGGAGACGCTGGGCAAACAAGCTGCGGCCCTCTACTCATGCGGCGATTGCAACTTGAGTGAGGCAGTCGTTGAGGTGACGAAGAAGGCTGGGCTCTCACCTCAGCAGGTACAGCGTGTGGTTGAGTTCACCAACACTCATGCCTACCTGGAGAGGTTCAACAAGGAGGCGGATCACAAGTTCATCTCCTTCGATGGTGGTCCAGCAGATCCCTCGGTGGTCTTGAAGGACTTGAATGACGGTGGTGGAGGAACCGTCTTCGACAAGGGAGACTTGGACTACACCATTCCTCCTCCAGATGTCGTGAAGAAGGCGGCAGTCAACGAGAGTAGGATTGGCGTTGTCGACACACGTCTTCAAGAGGCGTTCGGTGTCGAGGATGCAGCCATCCCATACGAGGAGCCGCTCCGGGACGCGTGGGACACGCATCAGAAGTTGGCTGCGGCCTACGACCAACTCACTGGAGAGCTCAGCGCCCTCGAGGGTGCCTACCTCGACATCACCGGGCGACTCTTCGGGCAGGTCAAGCAGGCGAGTCTCGAGGGGACAAGTCTGGGTCAGATCGTATCGGTCTGGGGTGTAGTCACCGAAGATCCAGGGATGGTCAAGGCAGCGTTCTCTACGTTGGCTCCTCTGCTGCTCGAGAATGGAGTCTTCTCTCACCAGGCGAGGATGATCGAGTCGTTGGAGAAGACGGCTACGGTCGGTATGGTGAACACCGAGCACCCACTCATCAATGACTTCGCCGAGTACTGCGACGTCCTACAGAAGATGGCTCATCGTAGAGAGGCTCGGGAGGAAGTAGCCGAAGCTCTCATGCACGTCGATACGTTCATTCGGAAGACGGCAGGGATCGTGGGCAGTTTGGGAAAAGGGGTGGGGACTGCCTGGCGGACTGCAGCGGGAGCGACACGTAAGGCAGCTCCTCATGTGGAGAAAGGTACCGCTGAGTTCCTGGAGTCCGCTGGGGTAGGTAAAGGTGTAGCTGGCGGGCTGGGCAAGGGTGTGGGTACCGTAGTGAAGTACTCTCCACATGCTGCGATGGGCCTAGGTGCAGAGGAGGCGTACCAGCGAAGTAGATACTCACCAGCCGTACAAGCCGTTGCATCCAGAATTCCTGGAACGCGCGCCAACATCATCCGCAAGCAGGTACTTGCAGCACCAGCATACGGTTAGGACAGCAGGATGAATCCAGTAGAAAAGTATCTCGAGTATCCTCTGAATAAGTCAGCAGGTTTCTTGGGAGGTATGGGCCGCGCAGTTCATCCAACCAGCCTCGGTCATCTCGCTGGGCAGGCGGGCGTCATTATGGGGGCGGCTGGCATCGGCGCTGCAGCAACGAAAGCCTACTACGCTGCGACCAAGGCAAGCGACTACAAGAAGATGTTGGGAAGCAACCCGGACCTGCGGGAGTATCAGCAGTCGAACCCCTCACAGTTCAAGCAGCACTACAGCTCTCTTCGCTCGATCAATCCTCAGTTCGCATCTGACCCAACGGTTGCTGGTACGTACATGCGTCAGATGAGCCTGAATCCTCAGAGTGCTGGCAAGACTATCGTAGAATCCGTCGAGGCACAGCCGACCAGGAAGCCGATGATGGAGTTCGGTAGGCTGGAGACGGGGCCGGGACTCGAGACTGAAGACCTGAAGAAGTAGGATGCTCAAGGTCAGTCACTTCGCAGCGGAGACGGAGTTTGGCCCGAGTGCAGTTCCTCTCTTCGGGCCAAGCGACAGTGTCTTCGAGAAAGTTGCGTCTCCGACTCTTCTGCCGGAGGTGGTGAAGTACATCGGCTCGTTGAGCCCTAAGCTGCATTCGCAGTACGTACTCGTCAACGCGATGGGCGCCGGTGAGTACTACGGCAGCAACATCAACGGCGACCACTTTCCAGAAGCCTCGCTCATCCACAAGCCAGATGACTGGGCGGGCGTTCCGCTGATCGACAAGATCAAGTCCAAGAATTGGACGTACGGCTTTCCGACTTTCTACAACGCTCATCCTTTTGCCCACCATAGAAACAAAGATTCCTCGAGGGCGTTCGGTGAAGTTGAGCTGGCTTGCTGGAACCCACACATGCGTAGGGTGGAGCTCGTTGTTCGGGTGGACTTCGAGAAGTGCCAGCAGTTTGGCGGCACCGCTGTTTGGGACAAGCTGAAGGCAGGAAACTATCCGGATGTGTCGATGGGGACGAAGGTTCCGTTCGACACCTGCTCCATCTGCCTGGATTGGGATGAGTACGGAAAGGCGTTGCTGTCTTTCAGCATGAAGAAGCATCGCCATCCAGGTCTTGCCATCCTCGAGTACCACAAGAAGAAGAAAGCCAAGGACGGTATTGGAATTCGAGGTCTGAGTGTCACTCGCAAGGACTATTGCGAGCACGCGAAGACGATGATGAACCGAATCTTCGCCGATGGGCGGAAGGTTTGGGTCTACAACGACTACCCAAGATTCTTCGACATCAGCTTCGTCTTTATTGGTGCAGACAAGACGGCGAAGGTGATGGTCTTTCTCTACCGCAACGGTCAAGTCTTTCGCATCAAGCCTTCGGCAGAGGTGGCTGATGATTTAGGAGTCAGCGAACCCGACAGCAGAGATGAGACAGAGAAGACCGCTTCGGTGAAAGAGCTTGCTATCAAGGAAGCATTCCTTGGGAAGGATGCGGCCACGAAGAAGGGGGAGATCGACAAGCGAGTGGTACCTTCTCAGTTTGCGGGGAAGGCCGTACCGATTCTCACGAAGCGAGAGACAGACTTCTCTCCGAAGATGCTCAACTCGATGTGCAAGCTCCCGCTGGCCTCCATCTTGTCGACCCTCACTGGAATGGGGATGGTCCTGCGCCCCAAAGAGTTCCAGCGGATAACTCTCATTCAGATGGGAAGTCGAAAGCTTGCGGACGATCTGGATGATCTTGGGATCACCTTCCCGAAGGTGGATGAGGAGGACTCGGTCAAGATGGATGAGGAGGATTTCAGCCCTTCTCTGGCCAGGATTCTTGCTCCGATGATGTCTGAACGGTCTGCCCTTGGGCCAGTCATCGAGCGGAGGGTAGTCGTCCTGGCTGGAAGACCTGAAAAGTCTAAGAAGTCCCCTTCTTCCCTTCCAGATGAGCTCCTGCGTAAGATGGGGGCTGCATACAACGGGTACCGGACCGGAGTGATGAATTTAGTGGCTCACGCCCAACCTCTTCTCAGTGAATCAACAGACGAGCTGCAGAAGTTAGCTTCAACTCCGGCTGATGACCTGTTCACGCCACTCTCGGCTGCGTATCTTCAGCACGCGTTCTTGGACGAACTGCCTGTTGGGATTACCGGAGCTGGAGTGGTAGAAGATAGTTCTCAGGCTTCGGCCAGCGTGGAGAGGGGCTCGACCCCTTGAAGAACACGTGGAGACATTCACTAGCCACGTCGACTGAAAGGACCGGATCATGAACGAGCACATCGCCGCGATGTACAACACGCTGGGAGCAGGGGAGCAGGTTCAGGAAGACCTGGAGAAGCAGGCTCAAGCCGAACTCTTCGTAAAGCTCGCCGCCGAAAACAACATCGATCTCGACCAGTACAACGACGAGCAGGTCGCCAATCTCTGGCAGCAAACCTTCGGTGAGAAGATCGCCGAGAGCGACGAGGAAGAGCCGGAGAAGAAGAAGGAAGAGGCCAAGAAGGAGCTCGAGGAGAAGAAGGCTGAGGCCGATACCTGGGAAGAAAAGGTCGCTCAGCACGATTACCTCGGACGCCTCATGGCCCACGCCATGTACGACGAGATGGGCGACATCGAGAAGCAGGCCAAGGGCGGAGCCGTGAGTAAGGCCCTCGGTCGTATCGGCGGCGCCATCAAGGGCGAAGCTGCCGGTACCGAGCTTGGCAAGTCCGTGACTGCACTCAAGCAGTTGCGCGCTGGCGGCATGTCCAAGGAGATCGCCGGCCAGGCCAAGAAGCTGAAGATCTCCCCTGAGGACATGACCTCTGCCGTCCGCAGTGATCTCCGTCGTCGTGGAGCCAAGAGTGTCGGTCGTGGCGTGGCTGCCGTTGGTGGCCTCGGCGGTGCCGGCTACTTGGCTGGTAGGGCGAGTGGTGGCAAGGAGAAGAAGAGCTCGGCCATCGACGAGCTGGCCGTCCCGGTTGCGCTTCAGAAGGCAGCCGAAGCTGGGTACGATGCGAATGAGGTCGACGATCGCCTCTCGCACATCTTCTCGCTGCAAGGCGTGCAGGAGAGTGAGAAGATCGCGGCTGCCAGCGACGTCGACACGGCAGTCGAGATCCGAGCACTCGAGTTCCTCGAGCTGGCAGGCTGTCAGGTCGACTGGAACATCTGAGCGGTAAAGGGAGAATGAGGAACGGTGTTCAAGTGGGCGGCTTCCATCGGGTCAGGCACTGCAGACCCAGCGAAGGACTCCGCCTCGCAAGCAGCCGTTCCTCCTCCCGCTGTCGCCAGCAAACCAGCGCCAGGGCGGAGAGGCCCAGTGGGCCTCTCCCCTCGGCAATCCTACTCACGAGTCAACACGGGACCGCCCCCTATCCCGGAAGCAGGGGCATCGAGTCAAAAAGGTATGTCCCCTCGGGGCTTGGAATTCCTGCCACAGAAAGTGGCGTCTAGTGAGGACCACATGGCAACGATGATGACCAAGGGGTCGCTCCAGGACATGGTGAAAGCAGCCATGGCCGGAACCCTCAACAAGGTGGACGTCAGTGCCGAAGCCGCCCGACAGTCCGTCAACCATGGCCAGGAAGCCGAGAAGTCGGCTGCCACCTCTCAGAATGAGGGGCACATTCCCACCGAGCAGGTGGTGAAGTTGGCCAGCGCTCTCGACTACATCGCCGATGGCATAGTCAAGGAAGGCGCTACTGGTCAGAAGACCAGCATCACTCAAACTCCCCAGATGCCAGGCAAGGGCCCGCAGGCTCTGGAAGTTCTTCAAGCACAGTCGAGCGAGAAGAACATCGACACATCCGGCCTCGGCCAGGCAACGTCGAAGCATGTCAACCCAACCAGTCCTCCAATGCAGGCCAGCCCGGTGCAGAAGTCGGCACCGACCAACGCCATGCAGGACAACACGGGGATGCAGCACGCCGAGCAGCCGACGGACCCATGGGCCAACGAGAAGGCTCCACTGCAGCAGGGAGATCAGACGAAGGCTGCTGCCTACGTCCGTGACCTGCAGGCCAAGATGTTGGGTAAGACTCCCGAGCAGCGAGAGCAGATCAAGCAAGCTTCAGCGGAGCCGAAGAACTTCCAGCAGTATCTTCGCGCCCTGCAGAAGCATGCCGAGGACGACAACAACCCGTCCAACATCTCAGCCGGTGCGGCCTCAGCAGTAGGAGCACCACCTCCTCCATTGGCCAGTGCCTCTGAGGAAAAGGTTCCGAGCCAGCCTCCGGACGTGAGCAAGCAGGAATCTTTGGTGGGCTCCAATCAGTCGGCCATCAACTACACCAAGCAGCAGGCCAAGGCCGATCCGAAGAAGGACGTGAACAAGGTCTTGACCGAGCCGGCTTTGAGTAAGTCCACCGACCCGGTGCTGCAGAACACCCTCGACCACGCCTCCAGCGCAGGCGTGAAGATCTCATCGGCCCAAAAGATGCGGGATTCGGCGGTTCAGGTCGCCGGTGCCCGAGCTCTTCTCTCCAAGCTTGCTGCTGAAGTGTGCTCGGAAAAGGAGAGGAAGGAGAAGAAGGGGGCGATGGGGGCGACTCCTCAATCAGCAGCTGGTCCCGCTGCATCACCGCCACCGTCTATGGGAGGCGGAGGTGCCCCTGCAACCCCTGGAGGCGCGGCTGGAACAGCCCGCGTGTGATTTCTGCCAAATCAGCGGTAGGATGTGAGGCACCTATGAAGAAGCTCAGCAACGCGCAGATTGCTCAGGTCCTTCAGGACGCGTCGTTCGCTCTGAGGACCATGGCCGCTGAACGTGACGTTGCGATGACCAAGGTCGCGCAGATGGAACGTCGCGCAGAGGCAGAGAGACTCGCTGCAGAGATGCACAACAAGGGTCTCGAGCTCGACACGGAATTCGGTGATCTCGCCAACGGTCTCGAGAAGGCCGCTGATGAAGGTCGCTTTCCCGTCATTCAACAGGCAGTAGAAATGGTTGCCCCGAACATGGAGTTCAAGGTCGGTTCCGTGTCGGATCAATACACTGCCGAAGGCCCGAGCCAACTGGAACGATTTCTCGTCGGGGACGTCGGCTGACTAACCCGAGCGCGATAGGAGAACTGGAGACATGACGACCATACAGCGAGTCAACTTCGAGCCGCTCTCCGACATCCTTCAGGTTCACCGAAGGGACTACCCGCTGGCGGACAAGACGCTCGCGGATCCCAGCAACGCGGATGCCCTGATCGATGGAGAGTGGGTAACCCTCAACGCAAGCAGGCAGCTCGTCCGCGCTGCTTCCAAAGCCGCCGCTAACAACGAGGCTGCCGTACGCAGCTTCCCGTTGTTCGCGGAGAAAGGGCGCTACGACGTGCAGGCCATGGCAGATCGGAAGATGCCGATCTTGTTCATGGGCCAGTACGAGTGCGATACCCGCGTCTATGATGCTGCGGCAACGCCCGGCGCTGGCGTGGTCATCGACACGATGTTGATGCCATTGAAGGTGGCGTCCATCGACATCGGCGGCACTATCTACCTAGGTCTGGTTGGTCACGGTGGCATCGGCACCGATACCTCCCCGATCGTCGGGTACGTCACCGGATTGCCTGGATCCAGCAATGGGTACAAGCTCCGGTTCATCATGGGTTTCTGATCTCGGCCGATCTGAGGAAGAGAAAGAAGGAGAAGACGATGTCCGTTCCTGCAAGGATGCTGAACGAACTCTTCACCCAGAAGCTGTCATCGGCTGAGGGCAAAGAGAAGATCGCGGAGTACGGTGGGTCATACATACGTGACCGGCTACGTGAGGTGAGCTTCACCCGGAAGATCATCCCACCGCAGCAGGTAACGCGTGCTGACTGCCAGCGCTCCGTCAACCACGACACGCTCGTCAAGATCGTGGACATCGAGCCGAAGTCTCGCGCGATGGCAATCACGTTCCGTGGTCAGCCCACGGCGCGATTCATCCGTGGAGACAAGGCCGAGATTGCGTTCTTCACCATCTCCTCGGAGATGTTCCAGAAGACCGAGCAGGAGCTCCTGGCCTACGAGATGCCAATCACGAAGGTCATCGAGGAGAACTCGGTCAAGGACATCCAGGAGATCGAAGATCGCGAGTTCGTGATCCACATCGAGGCCGCTGTCCAAGCTCTGCAGACCGAGGCGAATGGTGGGACTCCGACCCAGCTCAGCTCGATCACGGTCCAGGCGGGTACAGTGGTGGAGTTCTCGGTGGTCAAGGGCGAGCTGGCAAGGAATGCCACGGCGGCCAACGCCACCGTGCGTCCAGTCCAGCGTCCGGACATCGTGAACCTCTTCAAGCTGCTCGACGGCAACCGCCTACGTGCAGAGCGCCTCCTGATGACGGAAGTCGATTGGGACGACGTGTTGCAGTGGACGGTGGAAGACTTCGGCGACCGGGTCCAGTCCGAGACGGCAGTCGATGGGTTCAAGTACAACACGATCCTCGGGCGCCCCTACGTCCGTACGATCAAGACGGACATCCTGCGGCCCGGCAACGTGTACGTTTTCACGAAGCCGGAGTTCTTCGGGAAGTTCTACGTGCTGAACAACACGAAGTTCTACATCGACAAGATCGCCAACACGATCACCTTCCAGGCGTGGGAGGACATCGGAATGTCGGTGGTCAACATCGCGGCCGTACGCAAGCTGGAGCTGTACTCGGCCGACGCCAACCCCACCACGGACACCCAGTCACTGCTGGCCAACTTCATCCCCTCGCCGGAAGACGAGCTGGGTGCGGTCAACAACCGGGTGGAGCAAGGGCTCAAGTTCCCGCAGGTCAGCCAGTTCTGAGGCTGCTAGGACAAGCCGATCACCAAGTGAATTGAAGGGCGTCGTGCCGGGAGGCCCGGCGCCCTTTGAGTTTGAAGGGCACAGTAAGAGGAGAAAATCATGTCTGGATCAGGACTGTTCACCAAGCCCCGCCCAGAGAAGCCCCATCTCGTCGAGGGCAAGGGCGGTCTGGCCGGAGAGATCGACGACCTACGAGCAGACGTTGCTGGAGAGTTGGCAGGATTGGCCGCGCTGACCTTGAAGGAATGGGACACCTTGGACATCGCAGTCGTCGATGACATCAAGGAAGTGTTCCAGTCATTGAACGCTACGGCCGTAGAGTACACGGGCGCGGAGTTGGATGGCACCGTTGGCGTCGGCGCACTGGACCCACCCCGTAACATCACCGTCACCACCGGTGCAGGTGGCACTCCTGGTGAGTCTCCCAGTGAAGCGACCATCACTGGTACTGACATCGACGGTGCGGCTCTCAGTGAGGTCATCGCACTCTCGCAATCGGCGGGTACCGACGCAGGCGTGAAGGCGTTTGCCAGCGTGAGCAGCGTGGCCTTGAAGGACGATGGTACCGGTACTGGTGCAGCCCTCCAGGTTGGTTTCGGCGACCTCGTCGGCCTCGACAGAGATCCAGTCGCCCTGGCCTCCTTGGCAGCTCCAGCTCTCATCCACGAGGTTGCCAACACTGGTGTGGTGACCAACGGTGTGCTGACCCTGCCCGCTGATGGTTTGCCTCACGGCACGTACGCACCCAATGGTGGCGTTGCTGCAGTGAAGTACGCCATCATGTACCCATACGACCCGACCGTCTAAGGTCGGACTTGAGGAAGAGCCATGGCTGAACGAATACTTGCAGTTCATAACGTCACCCGGGGTCGTGCTAACCGTACCCAGCGGAAGCTCTACCCCGGTCGGCGTCGGTTCACCCAGAGGCTGGCAGGCGGCGAAGTTGTCGTCCGCCGAGCTCGACCCGTTCTCGTCAATGAGTCATGGGTCGAGGCTAACTTGGGCGAGCTGAAGAACAAGGTGGAAGAGGGCGCCATCGAGCTGAAGACGCAGGGTGGAGAACCCGTCGACATCAATACGCTCAAGGCGATAGCGCCTGTAGCTACTCCTCCTGCAGCTCATCCTCCACCAGACACCATCGACAGGGACAAGAAGGGTCCGACCAAGGTCCTCAGCGACGACCCGAACCTTCCGCCGGTCACCGCAGCCCTACCGAAACCGACCTTGGCCCAAGAGGGTCTTCCGGAAGGAAAAGAGCCTCTGTCTGATGAGAGGGTGCCCAAAGATCCTGCGGAGCGTCGGAAGAGCAAGAAGAGTAAGAAGTGAGAACCAAGGTCTACAACCTGACTGACCAGCCCACAGCTGGGATGAAGGCTGCGGGTCTGGTCAACATGCCCATCCGGGTGGCAGGCGAGGTTCTGCCGCCCGGAAAGTCGGTGGTGGTGAACATCATTCCAGGCAGCAGAGATCAGAAAGACCTGGAGTGGAAGGAACACCAAAAGCAGGTTGCCATTGGTGCCCCGCCTAAGTGGTACAAGCTACCTCCTCCAGAGCCGGACGAGGCCCTCAAGATCATGGAGCCGAATGGCCGGCATCGGCACTACACCCCACTAGCTCCAGAGCCGCAGGCAGACATCACCGACACTGCTCTTCCACCAGATCCAATCTTGGAGGTTGGAGTAGATGAGGAACCTGCTCCGGACTCTGATGCGGAGGCCACACTCGAGGAGATCTCCGAAGAGGAGAATTCTGCACCGAAGCCCAGGAAGAGGTCACGAAAGAAGCGCAAAGGTGGGTGATGACCGAGCGGCTCCAGGGCATCGAAGGGATGAGCGACACGATGGCGGCGTTCGTTCAGACCGTTCGCCTCTACACCCGCGACTTCCCTGAGCTCAACCGCCTCATTGCCGGGGAAGAGTCCAGCGATCGCATGGTTGGCTGGGCTGTCCTGGATGCGCTCAGCAACTTCAACGGAACCCCACACCTGACCGGCCTCAGCCTGGACGATCTCCTAGCCCGCAATCAGCATCACCTACTTCTCCGGATGACAGTGGAGGCCCTACTCGAGTCAGTTGGTCTCCTACAGACCCGAAATCACATCAACTATTCGACGGGTGGCATCAATGTCGGAGTGAACGACAAGACGGCACTCATCATGAACTGGCTTCAGTATCACCAAGCACGAACGGAGCAGCTCAAGCAGCGGGTGAAGGTTGCTCTGAACATCGAGCAGATTTTGGGACCCTCCAACGTCGGCATGCATAGTGAGTACTGGGCCGTCAACGCCACCTACCTCTCGTACTAACCATGGCACATCTCGAAACGCACAAGCTCGGTTCCACGGATGAGTTGGACGCTTTCCTGAAGGGTGCGGTCACCGGTGGCCTCGACCTACGTAAGGGAGTCCCGGGTCTGAAGGGTCTGAAGCTGGTGCTCTCTGCACCTGCAGCCAAGACGATCACTTTCACTGGAGCTTCTGCGTTGACGGTCCTCTCGATCCAGGAGATCAAGAGTCAGATCGAGACCCAGAGCACCACTACCGTGAAAGTTCTCTTCACCAGAGATGGAAGGCTGATAATCGTCGACGCAGCGTTGGCAGCAGCGGTGGCTATCACGGGAGCCACCAGCACCGCTAGTGAGTTCCTGGGCTTCACGAAGGCAACAAACGTAGCTGGGAAGCACTACAACAAGCCCGGCGGCGGTACTCCTGAACTCGTCAACATTTCTCCCGTCCATGACGGGAGCATCATCGTGGTCACGGAGGAGTGATGTTTGACTTCGATCGAGCAGTCGTAGGAACCATCCCTCTTCATGAGGCATCGAGCTTCTTCGTTTCGGTCAAGACCGCCGGCTGGAAAGACCCTCCTGACATCACTGGTCAGCTCGAGGGTGAGTTCTCGGTACCGGTGGAGCAGGCCATCGATGCGATGAAGATGCAGGCCCAGCTCTCGCTGAGGCTCCATCTCGCGTGTTCGGTATTCAGCCAGAGCCTTAGGGGCCCGGACGCCAAGAAGCTCGAGTGTTGCCTCCATGGATGTGAGTGGACGGCCAAGGATTCAGCGGACTACCTCATCAAGCGGATGTCCGTGCTCGGTGGCCCAGTCCATCTCGACCCGGTTGAGCCCCCGCCGGCGACAACCGATCCCATGGACGCCACCAAGCTCGTCATCCGAGCTCTCCAGGAGGCCATTGCTGGCTGGCGTGGATTGGTAGATCTCTTGGGGGAGAACCCGATGCAGATCCGCTGCAGTCAGTTCGCCGAGAATCTTCAGGGCAACCTCGACAGCCTCTGGAAGTCCTTGCCGATGAGCGGCGAGGGAGAGGGTGAGGAGACTCCAGAGCTGGCTGGTGCTGAAGATGAACCGGCCGAAGGGTCGGAAGAAGATGTGCCCGAGGAGGCGGCAGAGGCAGCCGGTGGTGAGGAAGAGGAGGAGCCCGAAGAGCCTGAGGAGCCACCCCCGCCGCCGGCGGCAGGCGGTGAGGAGAAGCAGGCTCGGGTCAATCCCTTCCTACTCGCTGGTGGCCTTGGTGCCTCCGTAGGAGGCTTGGCCGGTGGAGCCGAGCAAGGCTGGGAGGGCGCGGCGAAGGGCGCCGTGGGAGGCGGCCTCGGGGCAGCGCTGGGCACTGCAGGTGGAGGCGCCAGTGGTGAGCTCGTCTCGAGCTTCTATGGAGGCATGCCCACCGGTACCGGCCTTGCTGCTGGCCGAGTGGCCGGAGGTATTGGTGGAGGCTACGCCGGCTACAAGGCCATGATGAATGCGTTCGAGAAGAACGCGGGCGCCTCACTCTCCATGCGCTTCAAGCTGGCCGCGCTCAAGTTGGCGCAGGGTGAAGGCTCGGCCGAGGGTGCACCAGAGGGGTCTGAGATGTCTGCTCCCACGCCGCCGCCGGCGCCGGGCACACCAACCGGCCCTACTCAGCAGCCCTTGTCTCAGATGGCACCTGATCAGTACCTGGCTGCCGAGCAGATGGCTCAGCAAGCACAGCAGCAGAATGAGGCAGGCTTCTACCGCGAGAAGATGCGTGAGGCTCACGCGCAGATGCAGGGCATGCAGCAGCAGGTCGACATGTCCCAACAGCAGATGCAGCAGCTTCAGCAGCAGGCGGCCAGCGCCGGCGCGGAGATCCAACAAGCTCAGTCGACTGCTCAGCAAGCCACCAGCCAGGCCCTGCAGCAGTCGGCTGAGGCTGCACGCATGAGGATGGGCTTGCAGGCTATCCAATCCCAGATGTTCAACGTAGCCTCTCAGGACCCCGCCACGGTTGGGGCCCAGTCCGTTCCTGTGCCTGGTCAAATGCCTGGTCAAACACCATCTCCCGAGGGCGTTCCTCCGGAGGAAGGGCCTCCCGCACCGGGCTCTACTCCGGGGGGCGCTCCGGCTCCTGGCCTACCAGCCGGAGCAGCTATCCCGAGCGCTGCAGGACCCATTCCTCCGGCTGCTCCTGGGCCCGGAGCTCCATCCGGAGCTGAGCAGGCCGAGCCCACCACCGTCCCACCAGGAGCTGGTGAGCAGCCGAGCGCGACCAAGGAGGGCCAGGCTGGCCAGGCCGCCCTCAACATCGCCAAAGATCGGCTCCCCTATGCTCTGGCCGGTGGAGCTCTGGGTGCGGGCGCCGCCGGCGCTGGGCTAGCTCGAGGTACCGAAGGTCTTCGTCAGCAGGTCCAATCCCTCGAGTCGAAGGACACCGGTGGATTCACTCAGGCACTTCGGATGGCCAAGAGCAAGGCTCAGCTCGCTCATGCTGAAGCCGCTCAGAAGCATCCAGGAGCTGCTCTAGGTCTCGGTGCGCTCACCGGTGCTGCCACTGGAGCGATACTTGGACCATCCATCCATGGCGAGGCGAAGCGTCTCGGTCAGAACATTGGGACGTTGGCTCGGTAGGAGGTAGAGATGCTCGACAAGTTTCTGGAAGTTGCGTACGCGAAGACTGCTGCTCAAAAACAGCGGTTAGACCTCACGCATCAGCTCATGAAGCTGCCGAACGATGTCCTCTACGACATCGCCACTGGCAAGGAGAAGCTCGGCTACTACTGCAGCTCTGACGGCAAGTGGCTCGACCGGTTCAAGGGGACGGCTTTGTTCTCCAAGGCGGTGGAGATCTGCAAGCAGGAGCTGCAGGTCGAGATGGCGCAGCAGCAGAAGCGTGAGGAACGCCGGAGCCTCTATGAGGAGGAGGACAAGGCTCGTGATGAGCTCAACGTCCAGAAGAAGCTGCTCGACCTCGAGCTCGCCACAGCTCAGAACTCTGGTCAAGAACCAGAGGGAGAGGAAGAAGAGGACGAGGACGAGGATGAGAATTCTGCACCCATGGAGGCGAAGGTGGGGCAGGCAGAGGGTCCTACTCCTGCGAGTGGTGCAGCTCGAGGTGCAGCAACCTTTGGAGTGCCGGCTGCCCTACTTGGTGCTGCAGGTGGAGCCCTTGCCGGTGGTAGGAAGGGAGCTGTCTCTGGTGCGCTCAAGGGCGGACTAGGAGTTGGTGTCCCCGCAGCCGCGATCGGCGCTATCCCTGGAGCCATCCAAGGAGCTCGAGGGCAGGGGTTCGGCCAAGGAGTCCAGGCGATGCAGCAAGCCCAGTCTCAGCAGAAGTACGCTGAGGCGGAGAAGCTGGTTGCCGTTAGGTTCCAGGTGGGCTTGGCAAAGCTCGGCGAAGAGAAGGAAGCCGGTCTCGTCACTCCATTCAAGTCCCTCATCAGAGGTGGGGTTCGCGCCTTCAAGGGTCATGGGATTCGGGGCTCGTTGAAGAAGAGTGTGACTGGCAAGATGGGCGGAAAAGGATTGGCCGCACCCACCGCAGCCGGTGCTAAGAAGCTCACCTTCGGCAAGCGGATGGGAGCCGTAGGCAGGCACGTTGGTCAGTGGGCGAAGAAGAATCCCCTACATGCCATGGGAGCTGCTGGGGCTGTGGGTGCTGCTGGAACGTACGCAGCGACGAGATGATGTGTCCTGTAAACTCAAGATTCAGAATCTGAAGGTTGTCTCTCTCGACATTGATTACTGGGAGGTGTCGTGGGAGCTCGCGCAGTCGGCTGAAGACGTCTTCGACTACACCTTCCAGATCCTTAGATCTGAATCTTCAATGGGCCCGTTCGATGTCCTGGTGGATGGGCTCGAGGACACGTATCTCTTCGTCGACAACAACATTCCAGTCGCTCACGACAACCGACAGCTTCACTACAAGGTCATAGTCACTCGCAAGGATGATGGAAGTACGGCGGAGTTCGGCCCGGTATCTCCAGGTCCAGTCCCAGACTTGAACGCTATCGAGCTCCGGAAGCACATGAACATCCTCTTCCGGGAACATGTTGGTCGACGGTGTTGGATACTGCCAGTGAGGACCTTCGGTGCTCGATGTGGGTGTTGGGACAGGGACTTACAGAAAAGAACGCGTGCTCATTGCGAGACCTGCTACGACACCGGGTTCATCCGTGGGTACATGCACCCCATCGAAGCGTGGGTACAGTTTGATCCAGCGCCAAAGAACGAGCAGCCCAGCAATGTCGGCCCGCACATCCAGACCAACACTACGGCGCGCATGGGGTATTTTCCTGAGCTCAAGCCAAGAGACGTAGTCGTCGAGGCAGAAAACGTCCGTTGGCGCGTTACTCAGGTGAGCTCTACTCAGCATCTCCGTGCGGTGGTCCATCAAGAGCTGCAGCTACACAAGGTTCCTGACACGGACATGGAGTACAGCATTCCGCTGGAGCTCGATCACGCACTCAAAGATCTGTTCATTACACCGGCTCGCAACTACACAAACCCCCACAACCTCGACAACTTTGAGAGGGAAGAGATACCGAGGATCTATTCGTTGTACGGGAGCACTTATCCGGAGATCAAGACATGACTCCGGGAGTGGTGAAGATGGCGAAGTCCGAGAAACGTGAGAGCGATCTCGGGCCCCGACTTCGACAAGCAGCGAAGGTCATCGGGAAGGGTACTGCCGGTATGGCGATTGGAGGTCTGGCTGGCTATGGACTTGGAAGAGGAATCGGCGCAGTTCTCAAGTCGAAGGGTATCGCTCCTGGCGCTGTGGGTAAGGCCGCACCCATACTAGGAGGAGCTCTTGGACTCAGCCACGCTTTGTGGATGGCTCGAGCTCGAAAGGAGATGAAGGATGTCCCACTCAGTAGGAAGGACTGAGCCTCATCGATCCATTCAAGGCACGAGCTTCAAGTACACGCCGCTTCAGCACGTGCGAGTACTGTTCATCCGCTTCGTCAAGGCGCTCTTCTCTGCAGCTCCAGAAGGCCACTACAAGTTTCATGCTGAGGAGGACGAGAAAAGTACGGAGATCGTCATCCGTGATGAGACTCCTATCGACGTTCGGACTATCGGCAAACGTCCTGCTGTGAACTTCACGATGGGGCCCGTGCAGTTCTACGGAATGGGTCTGGATGACCTACTTGGCTACGATGCGTCCATAGATCGGAAGACCAAGGGTATGCTCGTTCCGGGGACGGTGACCATCAACGTCTCGTCTAGGGTCGACGTTGAGGCTTACAACCTGGCATGGGTCATCGGTGAACACCTGTGGCTGCTTAGAGATGAGCTGATGAAGCAGGGGTTCTTCGAGCTCGGCCGCTCTATTGGTATCGGCTCACCCTCTTCTCCTAGCTCCGTCATCGCCAACGACATGAATGATGAGTGGACCGTAGTTTCGGTGAGCGTTCCGTACCAGTTCCCTAGAAAGTCTGCTCGCACTCCCCTTGGGAAAGAGATCGTCAAGAGTATTGAGACTGCGATCAGTATGAATCCTCCTCAGTTGGTGAACGCGCAGGGTCCTCAATCTGCTGGTCACGAGTACCCATTCACGGTTCATGAGTGCGCTCCACCAGCGTATGCACCGAACGCTTCGGATGTTTATGGACATACTCCGGACCCCACCGGGACCAAGCAAAGACTTCTACCGAAGATTCCCCACCCCCTTAACCCTGCAGTTACTGTCACCGTACGATCAGCGCGTCCGTACGGCCCGGCGGTTAAACCACCTTCTGTCAGGGGCCGCCCGCTTCCCATTAGCGACCCCTGCGTGGAAGAATCGGACTCGTAACCTCCCATGAAAGCGCTCAAGAAGGCACGAAAGGAGCCCTAGAATGGCGGCTACTCTTCCTCGTCCTGGTGTCGAGGTCATCCAAGTTTTCCGGTCCGTCTCGCCGACCATTATTCGGCCCACCCTAGTGCCCTCCATCGTTGGTGTGGCAAAGCAGCTCGTTAGCGTTCTGGAGACCGATGCCGCTGGCACCAACTCCTTGAACAGCGACGCGCTCATCAACCTCCCAGCGTTCTTCCTGGCGATAGATGCTAGTGGAGATCCGAAGGTCTACTCAGCGCTGGATACGAAGTCCCTGGTGGTGTCGGTCAACAATGGGACGGACATCACTGTCACCTTTGCAGATACTGCAGTTGCCGGCTTGACGCCGGCGACAGTGGTTAGTCAGGTCCTCGCCTCCTTCGCTCAAGATGGGGTGACTTCTCTGACGGCCAAGGTCATCGGTGATGCCTGGCAACTGGCGACGGTGGGACGTGGAGACTTCCAGTCCATCAAGATCCAGGTGGGTACAGATCCAGAGGTCTTGGCGGCCTTCGGTATCGGGCTCAACAAGACCTACACCGGTGTCTCGAGCTACCGTCAGTTCGGGTTGCAGATCCCACAGGTCGCCTTCCCAGATCCGAGGGGCAACCTGAACGAGCTGGCCATCGAGGAAGCCACGATTCGTATCTATCTCGCGACCGGCAATGCTGCCGATCTCACCGAGATGCAGCGGGACAGTGCCTTCCTCGACAACGGGCAGGTGAAAGATCAGGCAATCACGGCTGAAGGTTCAGTCAACCTCGTCACTACCTTCCCGGGCACGCTCGATACCAAGACTGTCATCCTCGCCATCGATGGTGGAGCAGATGTCACTGGGACGTTTGCCTCCCCGGCTGATGCGGCGGCAGTACTGAATCAGCTCAACGCGGTGTTCGAGCCTGACGTCACGGCTTCTCTGGGGATAGGTACGCCCAACGGCTTGGTGTTCACCCACAACACCTTTGGGTTGGGTCACTCCATCGAGATCAAGGGTGGTACCGCCAATGCCGATCTCGGCATCACCCCGGCAACCGTGGCCGGCAAGAGTATCGAGGCAGTCGACGACGGCAATGGCGATGTCTTGACCCCACTCCTCAAGTTCGTTGGGGCGGACTTCGATGCCACTCCCAATGCCGCTACCATCATCGGTACTGGTGGCGTGACGCTGACGGCCGATGGAACTATCGTTCTCAGTGACGGTAGGCTTCCTCAGGTGATCGATCTGTTGAGCGGTGACACCATCACTGTCGTGGCTGGCAAGATCAATGATGTGATGGGTGCTGCAGCAGGTGGCAAGCTCCTCGCTGAAGATGATGGTGGCCAACTCAGGTTCACGCACACCGATCTCGGTACCGACTCCATCATCAACATCATTGGTGGAAGTGCACTCGTCGAGCTCGGTCATGCAGTGGGCGTTACCTACGCCACCGCTCGATCTCTCCCCGAGCCTGGGGATGAGCTGTGGATCGATGGGGCATTCGTCGGCTACATCAATCAGGTAGCTCCGGGTGCAGATGACGAGTTCCTCAAGCTCGATCGTCAGGTACCCATCAGCCAGAACGTCGGCTTCGACTGGTACATCCGAGCCTTGAGTCTGCCTGGTGCAGCGAATCGTCCTGACCCTGAGCTCATCGTGGGCACGAACGGCGACGCTATCATCAAGGAAGAGCTCCTGCGGGACATCACTGGAGTTCCAGTCAATGGTGGAGCTGGAACGATCTACCTCTCATACCGAGCAGTGCGCCTGGACGTGACTCAGGCTGCATCTCAGCCAGGTCTGCTTCGCTTCAACAGTGCTCAGGAGCTGGAGGATGCACTCGAGCCAATCACCACGGACAATCCGTTGGGGTTGGGCTTGTTCTTCGCCATCGTCAACGGTCCTGGCATTGAGGTGACCGGCCTTGGAGTGGATGAGATCTCAGCCGACGCTCCGTACGGTACCGTCGACGGGTTCACTCGAGCGGCCGAGTACCTTGAGGCATACGAAGTCTATGCCATCACGCCACTCACCCACGACAAGTCGGTGGCTGAGGTCTATAAGACCCACGTCGACTTCATGAGTGAGCCGTCGAACAAGGGCGAGCGCGTCTGTATCTGGAACCCGGACGTTCCTGACCGTGGCAACGATACGTTGGTGGGCTCTGGTACCAACGGCAACAGCTACGGCGCTGGTGGGACCCAGTTCGATACTGGGATCTCAAACCTCTCGGCGCTGGTGCTCAACGCGGGCATCAATCCGGTGGGTACCATCCCAGCGACGGACAACCTGTTCTTGGACATTGGCACCGACGACAAGAACTACAGCATTCAGTCGATCTCCGGCTCCGTCGTGACCATTCGTACAGTCTTCGCCTCGGGTGAGAACGATGACGGGTTCTACTCCGAGACCGATCTGAACGATCCTCCGTTGCCGGCGACCCTCATCGAAGAGGCGTTCAGCGTCAAGGTCCGTGGGGACCTGCTGTTGACCGGCTCTGGTCAGCCAGACCTGACGGCCATTGCCGAAACCGTTCAGGGAATCGGTCAGGCTTTCGGTGACCGTCGCTTGTGGATGACCATCCCAGACCAGACTGCATCTTCGATCAATGGTCTCGAGACCAGCATCGAGGGCTTCTACATGAATGCTGGCATCGCCGGCATGATTGGCCAGCAGCCTCCGCAGCAGTCGTTCACCAACTTCCCGATGGTTGGGTACACCCAGGTCAACGGCTCGAACGATACGTTCAGCGATCGTCAGTTGGACATCATGGCAGCCGGCGGAGCCTACATCATCGTGCAGGACGAGCCCGGTGCTCCACTCATTGCTCGCATGGCTCTGACCACCGACATGACGAGCATCGAGACCCGTACGGATTCCATTACCAAGGTGGTGGACTTCACGGCGAAGTTCCTCCGTAAGGGTCTGCGCAACTACATCGGTCGGTTCAACATCACCACCGGCTTCCTCGACACCTTGGGTACGACCATCGAAGGTCTACTCGGATTCCTCACGGAGACCGGCGTGCTCATCGGTGCGAACCTCAACAACATCATCCAGGACGAGGACCAGCGCGACACCGTGCTCGTCGACGTCACCCTCGACGTACCCTACCCCTGCAACTACATCCGCCTCACGCTGGTGATCTGATGAATCTTGGCCAAGTCAGATCGTCGGCTTTCGCCGATGAGTTCGTGAAGATCGCTGTTGCCAAGGAGTTGATGGCTGCTGGCAAATCAGTCTTCAAGAAGGGCGTCAAGAAGGCTACCAAGAAACCGCCCAAGCCAAGGATACCCTTCTCAGCTCCAGGTATGCAGGCTGGTGTCGCTCCTGCCATGAAGCAGGTGGTGGGTAAGGCTCCGAGAGGACTTCCACCCATTCCCACTCAGCCAGGCGGACCAATGGGTGCTGGCATCCGAGAGGGTATGATGGGAGCGATTCGATGAGCATCGATCTCATTCGTAAGCTGGCTCACCTCGACAAGGGCCGACAGACTTTGGAGAAGGTCTTCGGTCCTCCCAAGGTAGATCTCTATCCATTCGTCGGTCTGAAGAAGGCAGCAGATGCTGCTGACCCCGAGCTCATGAAGGTCGCTGCGGCGATCTCAAAACCCGGGGAAATCATGGAGACGTACGAGGCTCTGGGTGGAACCTACGGCGCGTAGGCTAGAATACCCCTAGAAGGAGAACACGATGTCAGGAGGAACTTTCAGCGACTGGGCACCCTATTACAACTATGTCCAAGCGGGCATGAGTGATGGGACCTACGCCAACGCTGGCTTCACCATGCTGGCGGCTGGCCCACCTCGCATCGCGAATATCGGTGGAGCATCTGCATTCGCTCAGGCCATCAGTGGTACTGGCCAACAGGCGAATCAGATCGTCTTCCCCATCGGGGTGATCCAGAACTTCAACATGAGCCACACCCGACAGTTCAGTCGGATCTTCGAGATCGGCTCGGAGAGGTCGTACTTCATCGGCGGCCGAACGGTTGGGCAGCTTGGGCTCGGTCGGGTGTACTACCACGGAGCTTCGCTGCTCCGGGTGCTGTACGCCTACTACCAGGATCTCGTCCCACCGACGACCGTTCCCTACATGTGGCCGAACGCTGGCGCAGCGGCGCTGTCGAACCCCCACAACGTCATCATCCCTCCCGGGTACGAGAACATCTTCTTGAACCTGGCATCCGACCTGTTCGCTCAGCCCATCGGGATCTTGATGTACATCAGGGACATCAACCAAGAGCCTTTGGGAGCTGGGTACTTCGAGGGCGCCTACGTCCCGAACCACAGTTGGGCGACGGACTCGCAGGGCGTGCTCATTCAAGAGCAGGCAGCGATTCAGTTCGAGCGGATGGTGCCTGTGGCCATCAGTGCACTCACGCTCATCAGTGGAGCTCAAGACGCGGGTGGTTCCGGCCTCAACGAGACCTTCCAAGGCATCCCGAATAGCTGATAGGAGGAGGCCATGGCGACTCCCTTCAGCTTCAACGGAACTCTCACGTTCGCGCCTGACCTAGGCGTTGCTGAGTGTCCGCTGCCATTCACCGGGTCGGACAACTTCGATGAGAAGAAAGACCTCAAGCTACCGTTGAGTGGGGCAGGGTCGGTGGTCGTCACTCTCTCGAGTGCCGTCAAGGGTCTGTTGATCGAAGTCGACGCAGCGAACCCTGCGGCAACCATCAACCTGAGGTTCAATGCAGGCTCCGAGGACCTCGAGCTTAGCACCAGTGGGTTCCTCGCCTACTTCAGCCCCAACCCGTCCACCGGGATCACTCAGGTCGAGATCATCCACACGGTCGACGTCACGGTTCGGCTCAGAGCTCTGGCCTGACAGGAGGTCAACTTATGTTGGCCACCTCCTTCTACGGGCCGGCAGCGGAAGCTGCCGAACTTGTTGGGAGAAGTGGGCTTTCCATACTGGAGTCCAGCCTGCTGGGTGCCATCACGGTACTATCTTTGCTTGTCTGCATTTTTGCGGTCTGGAAGCTCAATAGGGTTCAGAATGAGAGGGTAGAGGATCAGAAACAAATGAGCGAGCGCATGGAGACGCTGTCCACACAGCTCACCAGCACCTTCTCCGAGACGAACAACGCGCTCAACAACCTGACGGCAGCCGAGAAGGAAGGTCAGGCGCTCATGAGAGATCTCAAGTCCTCCATAGACAACGTCATCCTGGCTGCTGTAAAGCGCTCGGGATCATCTCGTCCTCCAGGGTGAGGGGTTCACCATGTTCACGTTCTTCAGACGTTTGATCGGTACCGACCCCATACAGCGTGCAGTAAACAGGCGTTTCAGAAATGGGCTGAATGGGTTCGACAAGCGAGCTGAAGAGATCGAGGGCATCGAGGGTCAGCTTGCCTCCATCATAAGCACAGTGGAGAAGAAGCAGGACTCTCTTCGTGCCGCTCGTCGTACGGACATGTCTGGGGAGCACAGGTTGAACCTAGCTGTGGGAGGTAGCTTTGAAGAACAAGAGCCAGGGACCTCCTGAGGGGTCTGACATCAGCCGTAAGGATCTGACCGACCTCGGCAATACGTTCAAAGAAGCGCTGGCACCAGTCCAGTCGCTCGTTGGGTTGGTGGGTGACCAGAACATTCTGGTCAAGGGTACCAACCGAGCGGTGAAGGACACCAACTACAAGCAGAAGTGGCAGAGTGTCTGGCTCATCGCGCTCACTATCGGCTTCATTGCTGTGGCTATTGCGCAGACGCGTACTAGTTCAGATCAAGAGGCGACCGCTGAGTCTCAGCAGGAGTTGATCAAGGGTGGCAAAGAGGTCCAGGAAGACCTCGGGTCGGTGACTAAAGAACTCCGTCAGCTCATGGAGCACGCCCGCAAGACTCGAGAGGATGTGGCAGACATCAAGGAAGATCAGGAGGATGAGCCCGAAGTCCAGCTCGTAGCTGAGACAGATCCCATCAAAGCTCGCCGTGCTCCGATGAAAGTTCGTATAGTTTCACCTCGTAGGAAAGCTGGGGCTAAGAAAGGTGCTCCTGCTCTTGCCTCATCAGCGGTAGAATTGCCCATCAGCAGCAAGCACATGAAGTGATGGAGCCTAATCCCGTCCTCCTCAATCTCTACGGCCACGAGAAAGTGGCCGGCGTTCCTATGACTGGGAGGATCCTTGCCGGACTGCTCGGGTTCGGCTGGATGATGAAGCAGCGCAAGGACGCTGGTGAGATGGAGGCGGAGGCAGCTCAGATGAACGAGATGGCTAGAGCTGTGGAGGCACAGAAGATGCAATCGACAGTTGGAAACCTCATGGCCGCCGGCGAGGGTGCTGCTCCACAACCCGTCATGAACTACGGTGGGTTCCCCAAGTGGGGTTCGGCTGGTTGGAAGCCAGGCAGGCTCGAGCTAGCAGTGCTGACCAAACACGCGTCCTCAGCTAGGGAGATGGAGAAGGAGGCCCTTGCTCCTCTGCTCGCTGGGGCAGGTAGACTCCTTGCGGGTGGGGCAGGTGGTCTGCTCAAGGGGCTCAAGGGTGTTGGTGGTGCCGCCAAAGGTTTGGCTAGAGGTGCCGGCAAGGCTCGACCTCCAATGGCTCCATCTGTGAGAGCAAAGATGGGCCTTCCTGGTCCCAAGACTCCGCTCGGACTTCAGAGACCCCCACCAGGAGCGGTGCAGGCACCAACGCCAAGTGCACCGGTTGGCAAAGCTGTGAAAGCGGGCCCAGCGCTGAAGGCTCCAGAGGTGAGCGCCTTCTCTCCAAGTGCCATCCCTACACCGATGGCCGTTCCCCAGCGTGGGCTTGTAGGGCGCGTTCGTGGACGACTTCAGCAGCGGGCACTTCCGAAGCCTCCTCCTGGTGCAGCAAGGGCGGCACCGGCTGCTGGAAAAGCTCTACCTCCGCCTGGAGCTCCATCCACAGCTCCAGGAGCTCTACCGTCGTTTGCTAGGGCTGGGGATGTGCGTGGTGCTCAGGGGGCGGTTGGTGCAGGTCAGTTCACCAAGGGCAACGTACGTGGAGCCAAGCGGCAGGTGACTGCACCATGGAAGGCGAAGGTACAGGCTCCTGGTGCAGTGGGCCCGGCTGCCCCAGCGGCTGCAGCGAAGACAGCTCCTGGGGCTGTGAAGCCAGCGGCAACGGGCAAGGCAGTCCCGGCCGCTAAAGCTGAGGCAGGCAAGGTCAAAGGCAAGGGTAAGGTTAAGGGCAAAGAGGAGCCCGGCAGGCTTCGCAAGGCGGTTGGGTCATTGAAGTATCCATTGGCTGCAGCGGCTGGACTTGGTGGCCTCGGTCTCTACGCTGCTGGTAGTACTGCCAAGGATTATATGACGACGCCGAGCTCACAGGGCTACGCTTGGGGTGGCGGAGCTGGCCCGATGCACAACGTCAATCAGTACGGCGTGCCCGTTTACTAGCCTTCTTGGTCTGCAGCATCAGCCAGACACGAAGAATCATCTTCTGGAAGTGCTGGTTGAAGAGTGCACTTGGTGTGCGCTTCTCTCGGATCTTCTTGATGGCTGCCTCTCCATCCCATCCCAGCATGACTAGGGCAAGAGCAGCTACGAGGGCAGAGCGATTCACACCCAGCGCGCAGGTGACCAGGACCTTCCTGCCCAACTGCAACAACCTAGCCACGGTGGATGCTGCAGTGATCACCTGTTTCTGCTGGCTGTTGTCCAGTTTCCCATCGGGGATTGAGATCTTGTAGACGTCAACACCACCGTAGTCACCTTGTGGTGGTACCTCTTCAGCGCAGAAAAAGATGGCGTCGAAGCCCTGCTGCGTGAACAAGTCTGATACTGGAGGCTTGGCGCCAACCCACAGATTTCCCGTGATGCGGTTGGCGGACTTCAACTCTTCCACTTCTTTGTCATCGATCACTTTAGCCACCAGTAGGGCTGTAAGAGGCCATCTATCACCGGTGGATTGGTGGGCTCTTGTACTGCGAGGAAGTCCTTCTCGCCGAGTTCGAGTATGTCTTCAGACTCTTCAGCCTTAGGCTTAGGCTGCGTCTTGATTGGTTCTGGCCGTGGTCGACGAGCTTGGTTGAACTCGATTGTGGCGCGGTCGAGCAGGTCTTTGCTCTCCTCGTCCAAACTTGAGTAGGACTTTCGACCCCCTAATAGCTCCTGGAGCAATTCGGAGACCCCCGGTTCGTAGCGGGTTGGGCAATCGAGTAAGTCGGAGAAGAGAGCTTGGGGCGCTCCGATCAAGACCTGGTATAGGCGCTCGTTGTCTGGCCTTTTTGAGCTCTTCTTTCCCGCGACGTCGATGTCGTTTGCCAGTTCGGACACGGTGGGGAAACTCAACGGCCGTACCCAAGGCAACGTCATCGAGGATGGCGTCGTCGAAGAACCAGGGGAGCTCTCGCTTGAGATGCTCAACTCGAACGGCGTCGAATCTTTCTTCGATGTATTTGGCATGGTTGATGAGGTGTGCAGAAATGATACCACCGATTAGTTGCCTCAGGCTGATGCGCTTGTTGGTGTTGTTTACCAGGTCCCGGTTCATGACTACCAGGTACTTGAGGAGCAACCACCAGGAGGTGAAGGGCATGATCATCCAAGATCTTTTCAGCACGTGCATGCAGTCACTGTAGCCAGATCTGAAAAGGATCGCTACTTGAATGGGCAAGCGGGGTCTTTGCGGAGCCATTGGAGTAGCTCCGTTGGTGCACATTCTGCACTAATCCTGCGGTCATCTGAGGAGATGAGGACTTCGTCGCAGCCAATCGTTCCACACTCCCAGTACACGAGGATGGAGTCCTGTCCACTAGTGGGAGAGCCCCAGTGGTGAACGTTGCCCTTGATCTTTGTGCGCAGCCACTCGTGACGATACTCATGTAATACAACACCAACCTCCTCGAGGCGTGCCCCACAGCTGGGACACACCTCGGGAAGCTCCTCTTCACGCTCAATGACGATCAAGTCGCAAACGGATACTTTTACTGATGTGCTCACGGAACTTCTTACTCCTCAGTGTAGTGATGAGTACGTTGTACCGCCGTGCGCTCTCCTCTCGACAGGATCCACGCATAGGGCACTCATGGCACTCGGGTTTGTTGAAGTTATGTCTCGGCCAGCAAACTGGTTCGGGTACTTGGAATATCAGCATGCCCGGTTTCCCTCCATGGCATAAAGAAAGGGCGGCACCACCATGGCACCGCCCTCTCTTAGAGACGCGGAATGAAGTCTCTACACTTCTTATCCCGTAGGGGAGCGTAGATGTGCAGGCGCCGTGAACTCGAGCAGGATGGGGTTGAGCCAGCCCACGACCTTGCGGCCCTTGCCTACCTTGCACAACCTGTCTCGGTCCCACTTGTAGACCCGACCGGTACGCTGGTCGAATGCCTTGAGACCCTCTTTGATGTGCTGGGACTTCCTACCACCCTGACCGCCATCGATGGTGGCCCAGAGCTCCTGCTCGTCACGGAACCCACCAACGTCGACGCCATCGAAGTAGAAGACGTGCTCGGTCCTGGGTGGGCCGTTGGAGACGTAGATGATGTCACCCGTGCTGGGACGCTTGCTCTTGTTCTTCGAGAGCTGGTACTCGACGAACACTCCCTCCTTGCGCCCTCGGTAGAACAGGTAGCTGATGTTCTTCTGGCTCTTCCACTTTCGGGCTTTATCACCCATGACATCGAAGAGATCCCGGTTGAGGATTGGTCCTAGATAGCCAGCTCGGTCCAGCAGGAAGTGGGCGAACTCACCACAGGTGCTGAACAGCTCGTTCCTCTTGGCGCATGGTTCAGCTCTGCCTTGGCAGATCTCAATGAACTGGGGGTCGCCTACCTTGGCATGCTTGTACATGTGAGCGAGGGTCTGGATGTACTCTCGCTGGGTGTCTTCGTCATAGTTGTGTAGCTGGATGCTCCTCCCGCTGTTGGCGAGGTCGAGCATGTCCATTCGCTTACCGCCCGTGACTAGTCCTGGCATTCGTCACCTCCACAGCTCTTTTCCCGAGGTAGTGTATTCGTGGCCCACTTCGGGGAAAAGAACTTTGATCGAACTATCTGATTCTCTACCTTTGAAGGAGGAGCATGAAGAGATCTCAACTGCTCGCGAGCTTCCCCTTCTGGGAGAATTCGCGCTGGAAAGGTGCCGTCGAAGTACTACGGCGGCAGGCCCAAGGAGGAACTTTCATTGACTTGAGGCTCAGGTTCGGTAAACGATACGTACCCTTGCCTCGTAGACAAAGCCTGCAGCCACTTTTGGATGCTCTGGTGAAAGGCCAAGCCTATACTCAGGAGGCGTACACCAAACTCATCGAAGAGCTCAACAGGTGACAAGATGGGATACGAGAAACTGACCCCCAAGCTGTTCGCAGAAGGTCTGGCGAACGGGAAGTACAACACGTTCGTCGGAGCTAACCGTGCCATCGGTAGGATGGAAATCTCAGAGGCACAGAAGACCAAGTGCCGGACCATGGCGGAGGAGAAACTCTCCGGTAAGGCTCCCAAGGCGAAGGCTGCGAAGAAGACTGCCAAGAAGGCTGCGAAGAAGACGAGGAAGACGAAGAAGTTCGCCAAGAAGGCTGCGAGTAAGGTGGGGCCGGGTAAGGGCCGGAAGAAGAAGGCTGCCAAGAAGGTCGCGAAGAAGGCTGCCAAGCCAGCGAAGCCGGCGAAGGCTGCCAAAGCTGCTCCCAAGAAGGTGCAGGACACCTCGCTCGATCGAATCCACTTGATCGGAGAGCGTGTGGGTACGGTGACCCAGGCATTGCAGACGCTCGAGCGCGCCAAGGAGCTCGCCGGCGTCGACATCACCAGGCCGGCCGAGCGGGCAGTGCAGGTGATCGACCGGTCCATGGAACAGCTGGCCAATCAGATGGACCCTACTGGGGCCCACGCCGTGCCTGACAATGGTGCTGGTAGCCCAGCCGTAGCGAGGGCCTTTGCTGAGACTGCCCCGGCGGCAGTTCCTCCGCCCACCACCTCGCCGACGACCCCAGGCTAAGCGCTGCCAGACAGCGGTCTCCACAAGAGGCCCAGGCACCGACGTCCACCATCAGCGACCTTTCCTAGGACCCGAACATCACCGTGGTCCTCGATGGGGATCTTCCAACACTTGGAACCGTGAACGGTCTCTAGGATGAGGCGGACCTCTGCGTCCTTCTTCTCGATGACCAAGATCCCATACGACTGAGTGTCGAGCATGAAGCGTTTGATCCGCTTCATCCTTTCCCCTTCGCTGCCTATCAGCATGCGAATGAAAGGTTGGTCGGTAGTCTCACCCTTGTAGGTGACATCGTCAGCCGGCCAGGAGACCGCGATGTCGTGGTATATTCCACGCCGCCACGTGTCATACACGTACTTGAACATGAGCTTCACGCGCCTGGCCAGCTCGTCGTGGATGAACCTCTCTGAAACTATGTCCTCGTAGCTCGGTTCGTCCATGTCATGACCGTAACACGAAGAGCTCTAGCCCGGTTCAGAAAATCTATGACCGCGCTGGCGCCACGTGTGGAGAAGTCTACTCACGCCAAGCTCGTCTTCCTTGGCCACGATGACGGTACCTTTACCGTCCAGGCTAACTGGGATGAGAGGGGTCAGGAGAAGACCTTCAAGAAGAGGTACGATCACCAGGAGGTGTTCGGTACCAGCATCAATCACCGACGCACGAGGCACCGTCCGTGTGTCTACGCTCGCCAACTGACGAGCGCCATTCTGAGAGCGAGAGGGATATGAGTTCGAGTGACGAGTCCCTGAAGCAGTACACCAAGGGGATGGCGAAGAAGTATTTTGACAAGGGGTATGAGGTGAAGTGTACGAAGTTCGACGATCAGGATTGTCCGTCTGAGTACATCGTCACCTTCACCAAGAAGTTCCGCTTTGAGGGTGATGCCCTAGTCTGGATTCAAGAAGCTATCGAAAAGGGAGTCGTTACTGGTGACTCCTGACTGTCAAAGTCCAACTTGGACAGGAGACTAAAAACTGATGAGTGAGATCGACCACGAGCCCGAGGTAGTTTGCCTCCTGGGCTCGACGAAGTTCAAGGATCACATCATGGGAGTTGCCCAGCGTGAGACGCTGAAGGGAAACATCGTACTCATCCATGGGTTCTTCCATCATGTAGACATGGTTCCCATCACGGATGAGCAGAAGCAGATGATCGACGACTTGATGATCCGAAAGATCAACATGTCCAACCGTTGTGTGGTCGTCAACGTGAACGGCTACATCGGCAAGACTACTCGTCGTGGCATCGATGCTGCTAGGGCAGGTGGTAAGAAGGTCGATTACCTAGAGAAGCCGGGTGGCTAAGCTGAAGTGGCCTTCAAAACTGTACGATCACGATGGGGCATGTGACGTCAACAAACACGTAGACGTACTGCTGCAGTTTGCTCAGGGAGTGTTCGAGGCCACCGTCGATATTGGAGATGAGGGTTACCAGACTGAGCTAGAGGTAGAGGGAGGAGAGCTGGCTAGAAGAATCCTCGCCTTCGATGGGCACATCAAGGAAGGTGGTGAGCTTCCAGATTGTTGGAAACCACCCAAGAAAGAGATGACCAACAGGGAGAAGGAAGCCACCGTTCTCTGGCTCGATGCATTGGAGACCGTGCTCGATGATATGTGCGCGGATGAGCCCTACACCAGGGATGAGTTGCTAGTCGGTTTGAAGTACGCAGTGAAGAGGAAGACATGAAGACACTTGATGGAGTGATCAAGACGTTCACAAACTTACGTGAGCTCAGGGAGGAGTTGTACATCCACGAACCATGTGGCGGACCGCTGCACATCATCACCGACGATGGAAATATCGATGGTGACCACCTCGTGTTCTGCTACCGGTACCTGCATGAGGGGGACTACACGGCATACATAATGTCCATCTGCAAATCCATCTTGCATGAGCTGATGTTGCTGGAGAAGGCGCAGAGGGTGGTGTGGTGGTTGGAGGGGGCCATCACTGAGTTGGGTAGAGATCCAACGCAACTGGCTTTCCAGGCTCGAGATTGCCATGTGGAGTGGAGGGAGAACGGTTGCTACGACGCCCTACTAGTGAACAATCGAGGAGTTGTCTGGGAAGGCTTGGAGCAAGTGCGAGAACGAAAGAATACTGGGGTGAAGGAGTGAACCTGGCGACTGAGTACGCAACGGCGACTGAGTACAACCTAGCTACACTCAGTGAGCTCTGTCACCTCAAGTCCAGCAGTCAGTCTCGTATCAGAAGGCAGACGAACATCTGCCGGACCATGCTGCAGGTGTGTCAGGAGTACTACACGGACATCGAGTTCGGGACCTGCCGGTCTGATGTACGTACTCTGTTCGCGCGTACTGCACCTCGAGTGCACGAGATATTGAAAGCTGCGAAGGAAGAACCGGAGGGCCTTGAAGGGGCCCTCATCAGATGGAGAAGGAAGCTAGTGGGATGAAGAACGCCATCATCCTGAGAGGCAAGCCCTTCGATTGGGAGGCAGCGAAACCCGCTGCTCAGAATGTCGTGGATGAAGAGGGAGAGGTGAACTGGCGCAACGCTATGAATGCTGACCCTGGGGTGATGAAGTGCCCCAACTGCGACGTGCTCTTGTGGCGTGAGGGAGAGTTCGTCGAGTGCCCTGACTGCCACCATCAATTCAGTACAGGAAGGAACTAATGAACATCATCAAATCAGGCTACACCATCCTGGGCATCTTCCCAGATGAAGAAGACTGCCTACAGTGGCTCGAGCGCATCGGGCGCACCTGCTACAAGTCAGAGGACAAGATTACTGAGGAGAGCGCACCGAAGTTCGTGCGCAGTATCCTGAAGCTGGACCGGATGGAGAAGCTGGCGGACAAGTTTCTGAGTATCGCCAGAGACCCAGAGTACGACGGTGCTAAGGACGCGGTGATGGCTTTGATGGACGCGGTTCATGCCATGCTCGCCGACCCACCACACGAGAGCGTCATCGAGCACAGCCTCATCACTGTGAGGTTCGTGTTCGACCGGGGCATCAGCCACGAGATGGTGAGGCATAGGCTGTGTGCCTTCAGTCAGGAGTCCACTCGGTACTGCAACTACAACAAGGGCGACGACGGCATCAACGTCATCGACCCGGGCTCCGTCTTGTTCCAGGGGGATGGTGTCTACCACAGGGCCCGCCTGGTCGATTGGGAGCAGGCGATGCGCTATGCCGAGATGGGCTATCAGGAGCTCATCGATGGTGGGGCCAAGCCGCAGGAGGCGCGTAGTGTCCTGCCCAACTCGTTGAAAACCGAGATAGTCGTCACGGCCAACTTCAGGGAGTGGCGGCACATCTTCCGGCTGCGCACCAGCAAGAAGGCCCACCCGCAGATGCGCGAAGTAGTCGTCCCTCTCCTTCGTGAGCTGAAAGCGAAACCCAATCTGGGGCTGTTGTTCGAGGACATCGAGGTGGGGGATGGCTGATTGTGTAGGCTGCGGCTACTGCTGTCAGAAGGCCCAGTGTGTAGCCGGGCAGAACATCTACGGTCTCAAGGATGGTGTGTGCACTGGGCTGGTGTGGGATGAGCAGGCGCAGCGCTACTGGTGCCTGCTCATCCAGGAGACAACTGGTCGGGCACAGGAGGCTGACAAGGAAGGGCTGGCCATCGGTGCTGGCTGCAGCAGTTCAATGTTCAACACTCAGCGGGAAGAGACAATAGTTAGGAGGAAGCATGCACGTCATAGCTGCATTCATGG